AAGATTCACTAACTGTTATAGTAATAGAAGAAGGAACGGAAGCTACAGTTTTTGCTCCATTATTAACTCCATTACTACATCCAGCTATTCTAATAACTTGTCCTACATAAAAATTATTCGTTGCATTTATTCTTGTAGGTTCTCCGCTTGAACTTGGAAAAGTAATTGTTTTTGAACTAGCTGTAAAATTAGTATCAGAATCACCTTCATAAAAATCAGTAGATGCATCTTGAAAAACAATAGAAGTCCCAGATGTATACGCATTTGATGTTTCTAATGATTCTTTTACAAATGGCTCATTAAGAGCAGTGTATTCAATTCTTAATCCATCTGCAATATCTTCATCTGGATATATTAATTCATTTTGTTGTGTTTTAAATACTCCAGCTTGTGTAATTCTTTCACTAGTAGAACCACCTAATAATTTATATAAAAGAATTTCCCTACCTCTTAAAAAATAAAACCATTCTCTATCTACATAGCTACTCATGGAGATGTGTCTTCAATTAAATAATGAGGCTGACTTGTTAATCTTCTAATTTTTTTATATTTACCATCACTTGTATCTTTAATGCTTATATTTTTTAATGCAATCATATCGCCTGGTGATTGATATACGTTATCATCTCCATCCGTTCCTTTAATAACATCTCTTTTAACAGTTTTTACTTTTTCTTTACTATTAGATTGTATTAAATGAATTGCATCTTTTATCCAAGCAATAGTTAATGTAGTATTATCCATACCACTTCTTTCCATTATTTCTTGCACTGTCATTATCTACCCGCCAAAAGAACATTTATAGTAGCTTCATTTGTACCATTATCATAGTCTTCAACTGTAATATGTAATTTTGCAGGGTCAACTCCACCAGCGCTAACTGAATCAGCAGCTCCAGTAAACGCTGCATTATAAGCTACTGTTTCTTCAAGTGGGATTACACATCCCTCTCCAACTGAAAGTTTTGCAAGACCATGTTTTTTACTACTACTTCCTTCTTCACACCAAGATACATATACATAATTATTTGATGTTCCAATTGCTGATACATATTCTACAGCTAAAACCTTTGCAAGTGAAGGTATAGTACCTCTTGTGACAGCAGAAGCCTCAGTCCAAAGATGAGCATCTAATCCTTTATCATTATCAGAAGCTGCATCTTGTTCACTTGCAACTACTCCTTCCCATACGCATATTTTATCACTATCAACGCCAGCATTGTAAACTCTATTCATTGAGCCTCCCCAAGTCCTTTGAGATACTGAATCGATAACTGTATGTGTTTGACTATTGCCAGTGCTTATTTCTTCTACTGGAGTTAATGAAAATGACATTCTTAAAGTATCAGCCATATCTTATCCTTGTTGTTGTGATTGTTGATTCGCCTGCATAGATAACCCAATCATTTTAGAATTATTTTTGATATATGAATTTATTTCTAATTGAGACCATTCGTAATATTTTTTCGATTCATTTGCATAAAACATTGAGTCTTTATTAGATGCAGTTAATTTTTGAACTTCTTCATTAATCTTATTTTGATATTCTTGAATATCGTTACTATATTTTTGAAGCTTTTGAGCATCGTCTTGAGAAATCAATTGAGCTTCTTGTATTGATACTTGTAATTCAGCCTGATATTGTGCATTGTTTCGATTAAATACAGCAGATTCATTTTGTATATCGCTTTTATATATTTCTATTTTATCACTTTCACTTTTTACCCAAGATTGATACACTGTGTTTAATTCTAAATTATACCTTGCCATATTCTGAACATATTCTTGGACTTGTTTATTAACATCAGCTTGATATGTGCTCAATTCTCCATTGTATCTCTGCATCTTAACAACATATTCTTGATTCTCTTTTTGTAATTTCAAATTAGCTTCTTGTTGAGCTTCATTTGCATTTATTTGAGCTTGTTGAATACCTTTTTGTAATTCAGCTTGGTATTGAACATTTGCTTCATTAAACTGATTTAATTTATTTTGCATAGCTTGTGTGTATGCATTAATATAAGTAGATATTTTTTGTAATGTAGCTCCCGCTAATTCAATATCTTCTTCACCTTCTATTAAATGAGTAGCTGTAGACCACCATTGGTCAAATTCACTCTGGTCAGCGTGTGTATCTATAGTGTTATTAGCGTCAAGTATAGATACAGATGTCATTTCCGTTCCATCACCAGTAACATTTGGAGCTGTATAAACAGGTGGAACTCCTGCGTTTGAAATTGTTGTACTTGCTATATCTGGAGTTGTAAAACTAGGAATAGTTGGAATAGTTGGAGGAACAGCTGTTATGTTTAATTCATCTGGGTCTGAGTCTCCAAAATCTCCTAAAGTCCAATAATCATTAAAAATTGTAGAAGCACTTCTTGTTGGTTTAGTAAATATTGGAACTACAGAATTAAATGTAATTGAACTATCAGATAAAATAGGAGCTGTTGGAGTAGATATAGAAGACCAACTTGCAACTTTAGAGCTTGCTAATTTTGAAAATTCACTAGAAGCTGCGTGAAAAATAACTGCATTTCTTAAATCACAATCATCATCTATTTTACTATAATCTATATAAAAAACATACCCTGCATTACTTCCATCAGTTACTGGTGCAAAATGAACAGCTCCTTGCTTATGATACCAAACTGGATGTTTGGCAGTTGCATATTTTAAACTTGTAGAATCTAATGCCCATATAGCATCAGACATTGGTATTTCCTTACAACTATAACCATTCCTTTGTACATCTAGTATTGAATCATTTACTGAAAATGTTATAGCGCTTCCGTCAGTAGAAGCGGATGAAGCTTTTTGTGCAAATTTTAATAAATTCTTTGGAACGCTAGCTACTACAAATTTTTGTGCAGATATTACGAACTGGTCATCAGCGTCCGAGACTCCAGTTATGTTTTCTATATCTAATTCTATGTTTGTTGTTGCCATATAATTTCTTTTTTATATATGGGGGCCCGAAGACCCCCACATATTATTAACAGATAATAACTTTTGTTATTTATCCTTACAGTTGCGAATCTCCAAATGGAGTTACAGCTGCTCCAGAACAAATAAGAGTTCCAGAAACTGCCCAACATTTAGCCGCAGAAGCGTCTAATATTGCCACAACTTCAATCATCGAACCAGCTGCTGCTCCACCACTAGTGGTAGCATTTAAAGTAATAAAATCATTATTACCGTCAGTAGCAGTTGAGAATGTGTCAGTTTGGTCTGCGGTTGTATTCATCATAAGTACACCACCTAAAAATCCATGGTCATTAGTATCGCTTTGAATTACATGGTCAGCGGTATTTATGATTGTTTGAATGAAGGTAAACCTTACACCTAAATCCGGGTCAGGTAATGTAAAGTTAGAAGCCCCTGCAGTATCAAATATGCAATACGCTCCGCTATCTTCATTTTTTAATACAACAGTAGCTCCACCATTAAGGATAACTTGAGCTTTCCCTCTTCCATAGAGGTCAAGGTCATTATCAGCTTTATTTTGTCCGTACATTGGATTAGCCATTAGTTACCTCCTTAAGTCCAGACAGCGTGGGCTTCTGGCATTGACCATTCCATCCCAGCTTCTGTTTGAATTAAGTCAACCCTTCGGTCAACACCACTGTTTTCTAGAGTTTGAACTCCTACATACACTGCGGTATCACGATTCAATCCATTACCAACCAATGGTCGATAATTACAATGCCTCATGTTACAAGCGAATATCTTAACTGGAGAACCATCTAAGTGAACATTACGAGCTACATTCATATCACCATAAGGTGTAGAAATAACTGTAACATCAACTCCGAAGGCTTTCTTTCTACCAACTAAATCGATATTTGCCCTTCCAACACTTTTACTAGAGTCGGAAGCTGTTGTATCTGGAGTACCACCTGTAAATGGTTGTACTGAACCAACATTGTTAGCAAAGTAACCACTTAACTTATGCAACCAGTTATATACTTCTGTAGAACAGAAGAACATTGTAGCTGCTGTATTGTTGTATCGTGGGTCTAAGAATTGAGATAAATCATCAAGAAAGTCATCTTGGCTTTTACTTGCCAAAGCTAAACTAAATTGATTTCCATAACTCAATACATAGTCAACACCACCTTGAGTGTATTGAATACCAGATGCGTCTGTATATTGATTTCCAAACAATAGAGATGTTTCAATATCCCATTTGTGTTCAATCAACTTTTCACGCCAGATTCTTGCAAACTCATTTGGTTCATACTTTAGGACAGTTGCACGAGTTGTGTTATCCATCGCCATAGCTGTTTTCCAAATTTGAGTTAAACCACTTCCTGTTGAGAAAGGATTATCTTTCCAAGTTTCTGGGTATCCAGTTCCTTGTCCCCAAGAATTACCGACTACATAACAACGAGCTTTTTCAAGTTGTTGAATGGTAAAATCTTTCCATTCAGCAGCTGAAACATCATCAGTATGCGCATCAAGAGGAGATTCAGCACTTCCACCAGCTCCCCAACCTGCTAAGTCGTTATTGGTTGCATCGTCAAGCGTTCTTACAATAGTGAGTTTTAACTCAACAGAGTTGTTAGTCGCTGAAGCTGAACCTTCAGAATTTGTAGTAACTTCTTCAACTCTACCTACAATGTAATCATCGCATGAAAATGCATTAGCAGCTGTCGAAGCTGCATCATTAGTATGAAATGGTATTTTTACCATCTGACCGGGTAGGAAGAAGTTAGGTCTAGTCCCATTATCTCCTACTCGTAAAGAAGTAGATGAACCATATACTTGTCCAATGTTGCCATCGTTTTTGTAATCTGTCATCATCCTTACATACCAAGTGTCACCTTCTGCAATATCGGTAGCTGTTACAGTTGCCTGTGAACCAGCTAAACCACCAGAGCTTGTGCCGTGGTCTACTACATATGCGTAACGTTTATGATAAGAAGGTCTTCTTTCTGTGAATTTAAACTGAGGGTCATCAGTTGGTTTTTTAGCTAATTTTGATACAAAACGAAAAAACGGGTCTTGTGCAATCGCTAACTCACTAACTCTATCGCCAAAGTTATATTTTCTCCTAAGGTCACCAGTACTTAAAGAACCACCTGGGTCTACTATACCCGCGGTACTTTCAGTTAAACTGGAGACATCAGAAATGCCAAAACTATCAGCCATTTTATTATAACCTTTATTTTATTTTCATCAACGCTTGTCCAACCATTATAGTTATCATCCAAACATCGAATCCAGTTCTTTGTCAATTCCCAAAATTGAATCAAAGATATTGTCGTCGCCAGACTTTTGTGGAGTCCCTTGACTACCTGCTTTGGCCGCTGATTGAGGTTTACTTCTAACTCTTTGCATTTGGTTTTTCATCTCTTCACGAGTTGAATTAGCCACCTGCTTATCTCGATTGTCTCTGTTTTTTAGATAATAAATATCATCAAGCGTAAGAGTTCTAGATTTACTATAATCTACAAACTCATTCCATTCTTCATTTGTCATATTATGCTGTTCTTTAAAAGAATTTTCTGCATTTTGCGATTCAGCAACTCTTTGTTGATTCTGCGCAAACCCAGTTAGTTTTCTTTGAACAGCTCCATCTATAACAGATTGAAGAACTTTTGCTGAGCTAGATTTATTATCTGTAACAGCTTCATCTGCATCAAAAATAAAATCTTCATCTAAGCCAAGTTGTTCTTTGACACTTTTGGGCGTTTCACCACCACCCTCAAAATAATTTCTAACATGAGAAATTAAATTAGGGTCTTTTTTCATTGCATTGAGAATAGGAACGTATGGTTCAAGTTCTTTTAGCTGTCCATTTAACTTTCTAGCTTCATTAGTTGAATCAGCGTATCTTTTTTCCCAATTATGTTCTCCATTAGCGTCTTGTTGAGGGCTCGCTTCCGAGGTTGGCTCAGATTCTAATTGTTGAACATTTGATGCTGTGGTTTCCTCTGGCTCCAGTATACCTTGATTTACCTTTCGGTCAAGAGCTTCAAAAAAATCGTCAGCGTTAGGAACTGTACTTTCAGCAGGGCTATCAGCAGGAAACATTTCTTCTGCGTTTAGGTTGTCTGTTTGAGTTTCAGTCATAATTACTCCTTAATTTATAACACAAACTCTAATCAAGTAAACTATTTTGTTGTTGCTTTCTTTTTAGCGTCAGCTACAGCTAAACCTAGTTCTTTTATCTTAGTGGTTGTGTCACTTTTTAGTTTGTTCCGTAGCATACTTTGTGCAGCTTCGGTTTCAAGTAAGTCTTTTTGGATTTTCATATCGGCGTTTTGTATTTTACTCTGTATTCCAGATTGTACTAATTGCCTTTCTAGTGTTTCTATTGCACCTTCTCTATCGGTAACTAATCCTTGCAATTCTTCTATTTGACCTCTTAATTGCATATAAACACTTTTTCTCTTTATAATTGATTCTTTATTCCTAATATCTGTTTCTGAAATCATTGCTATATCATCAATAAGTCCAGATTGATACCATTTAAAATACTCTTCCATTAATGCCCATCTATTCAAAGGAAGCGTTGAACCTCCTATAATCCTAACATCAAATCTTGAAGAAGCATAATCATTCCATTTTTGAATAGAATTTCCTAAGTCATTATAAATAGGAACATTTATTTCAACTTGCGTTTCTTCATCTATGTTATTAGGATTTACTATTCTAAAAACTTTGTGAGCTTGATATGTACTTTGAGCAAAATCTTTAAATATTTTTCCTAAATGTTCTAATGACGGTTCTATAATATTTTGCATCCACGATTTAATTCTTCTAGTACCATATTCATCCATTGCCAATAATCCACGATATGTTTCTGGTGAAGAACCTGTATCTCCTTGCATAGAAGAATAAATTCCAGAAGTATATTCCATGTCTCTTTTAGCATTTTCAGTTATTCCATAAAAAGCTGAATTAAGTGGCAATGGTTGAACAGGTTGTGGAGGGGCAAATCCTTGTCTGTATTTTAATAAAGCACCAGGAGATGATGAATATTTTTCCCATTCTTCTTCTGGTACAGAACCTTCTTCATACATCCATCTAAGATTAGAAGCTAAATTAGCATTGTGAATCATTATTTGATGAGCTTTGTTTAATTCTTTTTGTTTACCGACTAAAGGAGAAACAGCTCCCAATGCAAATGGAGTGCCTGTGTGTTGATATACAAAAGGAATTATTGGATATTCTTTTACATTTAATATAGTTTCATATAATAATTTGTCTCCAACAACTACGCACATTTTTATTCTATTTTCATAAAACTTAACTGCATCAACAATATTTGTAACAAGATTTTCATCCTGTTTCATTATATTATATTCAAATTCTGTAACTACTCTATTCTCAACTCTTGTTCTAGATTCTTCCATTTGACTTAATAATACAATTTTTCTTTGTTCTAATTCAGCTTCCATTGATTTTTGCATTTTTTCAATTTCAAGAATTGCTCTTTCTTGTATCATTTCGCCTTGTTCAACAGCTTGAGTTAATTTTAATTTTTGTTCTTCAAGTTGAACTATTTGTTCTTTTCTAAGATTGTCTAATGTATCTTTTACTTGTTTTTGAATTTCTTGCATTTCTTCTGGAGATGGAGGCATATTTACAAAAAGATTCATATATGCAATTTTTTCTTTAAAATAACCTTCGTAATAATCTAAAATTTCATCATCTTCTCCGTCTTTAGTATAAGAAGAACTTCTAACATCTGCATTAAATATTAATTCACTGTCGGTAATGTCTCTTTGGCTGTAGTCATTATTTGATATATTACTAGGATTTGCATTTTTAATTTTTCTTTTATCGTCTGGAAACAATCTCATCAACTGTTCTTTAGGCATATCCTTTTTAACAATAATATAACTAGCATCTCTAAATAAAAAGTCTCTTGAAGTGGGGTCAACATAAACATCAAAAGGATTAATTGTATTAAATATAACTTCACCCATTCCTCTGTCTTGGTCAGGGTCTACATCTACTTGCATATATCCAATGCCTTTTACTAAAGCATCTTGTATCACACTTGAGTAAAGACTGTTTCCATTTGAATTGCTCCAACAAAAATCCGCTATATCAGAATGTAAAGCAGCTACATCGGAATCACTTCCCTCAGCTCCAACAGCTTGCCATCTAGGATTATTAGCTGTCGCAAAAAATTTCATCATTTCAATAACTGGAGTAATTCTATTAATAACAAAATCTGGCATACCAGCAGATTGTAATGATTCTTTTTCAGTAGCTGATAATTGGTCTCCTAAGAAAAATTCATAATTCTTTTGAGCATCAGTTTGCCATTTTTGTCTTTCGCTAGAATTAGCCTTTCTAAAAAGGTCAACTATATTATCTACTAATTTTTTAGATTTTCTTGCCATTAATCTAATATTTCTACATGAACTAAATCGTCAAAATTATTATCGTGTATATCTCCATCGCTATCCCAATCGCCGCCCCAACGAATCTTAACACCCATTGCTTTTCCCAATCCTCTTAACATTCCACCCATATAATGAAACATTTCTCTATCATCCCAGTTAATCGGGTAAGGAGCGAGGTCAACAGCTTTTCCTTCGATATGTTTGGAAAATCTAGTTTTTGTTTTCCCTTGTGCTAATAATTGCTCTTGCCGCTCCTTACTCCGCACACCTTCAATAATAGTAACATCCATAATTTTAATTAATTCATTGAGAACATTAACGAGCTTAGTATCTACTCCTTTTAAC